ATACCTTATTTAAGCCCTCTTGATAATAAAATACATAGATATTTTGTTGATGGTAATGTTACTATAAAAGAAGGTAATAGTGTTAAAAATTACCTTATTGAAATTAAACCTGAGAAACAAACTAAACCACCTGTTGAATCTAAACGCAAAAAGAAAACAACAATTTTATATGAAAAAATGCAATATGCTGTTAATCAAGCTAAATGGTCTGCAGCAAAACAATATGCTACTAAGAAAAATTTAGATTTCCTAATATTAACAGAAAAAGAATTATTTATATAAACCCGGTAATAATGAGCACCGATAAAATAAATATTTGTGTATGGCTTACAATCTAATAGTAGAGGCTCCGGATCCTAAAGAGCTAGAATATGTTCTAGAGGAAAAGAATCTCCAAGGCGGAAAATCTCTCTACATTCAAGGTCCATATATGATGGCTGAGGGTCAAAATAGAAACAACCGTATTTATAGTTCAGATGAAATGCACTCAGAAGTAGCAAGATATAATGAAGAATTTGTTTCTACAAAAAGAGCATTAGGTGAATTAAATCACCCAACAACAGCTGAAGTAGATCTTGGAAGAGCTTGTCATATGGTTACAGAGCTCAAAATGGATAATGATGTTGTATACGGTAAATCTAAAGTATTAACTAATACACCTTGTGGTAAGATTGTTGAGGGTCTTATTCAAGACGGTGTACAAGTTGGTGTTAGTTCACGTGCTTTAGGTAAGCTTACACCATGCGAAGGAAAGGGAGATGTTAACAGAGTGTCTGAAATGAAACTTATTGCTATTGATTGTGTTGCGGATCCTTCATTTCCTAAGGCTTTTGTTAATGGCATCTTAGAATCTAAACAATTTATCATGCAAGAAAATGGTACTTTTGAAGAAGTATATGAAAATTTTGAGAAAGGTATAGCTACTTTACCTAAGAGAGAGGTAGAAGCTTATCTAAAAGAACAAGTTTTAACATTTATTAATGCTATCAAACAAAGATAAAACCATGGATGAGCAAGAAAAACATAATATAGTTAACTTTTTAAAGAGCGTAAATGAAAAAAATTACGCTCAGGCACATAAATATTTAAAAGATTCGCTCGATCAAAAGATGAAAGAGAGAATCAATAATACTTTAGAACAGGAATAATAAACTATGGCTAAAACTATTACAGATGTCTTAAAAGAGCAGACAAAAGATATTTTGTCAGAAGAGTCTTTACAAGAGATTGAAAATGTCTTCAATGAAGCGATTGAAGCTAAAGCGCAACTTCAAGTAGAGTCCGCTCTTGCACAACAAGATGAAGATCACGCGAACAAGGTATCTGCTCTCCTTGAAGCGATTGATAACGATCACACTGCCAAGTTAGAGAAAATTGTTGAAGCCATCGATGCTGATCGCACAGCTAAATTAGCTGCTATTGTTGAGAAGTATGAAACATCGCTTAATGAAAGTGCTGGTACATTTAAGGAGAGTGTTGTAGGTAACATTAGTGATTATCTTGACCTTTACCTTGAAGAGACTTTCCCTCAAGACATGTTAGAAGAAGCCGTTAACAATAAGAGAGCTGGTAATGTACTTGCTGAAATGCGCCAACTCTTAGGTGTTGATATGGCTCTCGCCCAAGATACAATCAAAGATGCCGTTATTGACGGCAAACTTCGCATTGACGAGTCTAGCAAACAGCTAGCTGAAACCAAACAGGTAAATGAGTCTCTTAATGAGAAAGTTAGTCAATTAGAAGCAGCTCTTGTATTAGAGCAAAAAACACGTAACTTAGATGAAGATCAAGCTAAGTACGCACAAAAAGTTCTTTCTGATAAGCCAGCTGAGTTTATCTTAGAGAATTTTGACTATACTATGAAGCTCTTTAGCAAGAATGCTGAAGAAGAGCTTGAAACATTAAGAGAAGAAGCTACAGCTACTACTGAAGTAGTTGATCGCCCAATTGTTGAAAGTGTTGAACCAGTATCTGAGCCAATTGTTCAAGAACAAAATTCTCAAGATCCGATGTTTGGCCATTATATGGGCGAACTTGGTAAATACTAAATTTTATATGAATTTAACCCGTTGAGGTATTAATTTTATACCTGATTATCTGTAAGGAGTAAACGTTATGGCACAAATTAGACCAACACAATCCTATATCGATCAAAATCGCGCGAGCGCATTGCTTGAGAAGTGGAGTCCAGTTTTGGATTACACCTCAAACAACGTTAACGCTATTGAAGATGACCACAGCCGTTTAAACACTGCTATTCTCTTGGAGAACCAAGAGTCTTGGTGTTTGAAAGAGGCTACCAACAGCGCCGGTGAAGGCGGTTCCTTGGGTGCAACCCACGGTACTGACGGCAGCAACTTGCTTGCTGGCGACAACTACGCTGCTGGTGATGCTCGTCTTCCTAAGATCTTGATTCCGATGATCCGTCGTACGTTCCCTGAGTTGATTACTAACGAAATCGTTGGTGTTCAGCCTATGAGCGGACCGGTAGGTCTTGCGTTTGCACTACGTTATAAGTACGAAGGTGATGGACTAGGCCCAGGTGGCGTAGACGGTTCTGCCGCTTCCGCTGCTGCCAACACAGGTGGTCATACGGCCGCTAGTGATGGTGATGAGCTTGGTTACAATACCCTCGATACTCGTTTCACAGGTACCTCTTCCGCCGCATTATCCGGTGGACCTGGACAATGGACTCAAGCTGACGTTGACAAGGGCGTTGCTCAGTTGCTCAAGAATTATGAGCTTACTAGCAAAATCCCACAAGTTGTTGTTAGCTTTGAGAAAACCGCTGTTGAGGCTGGTACCCGCAGATTAGCCGCACGTTGGAGTGTTGAACTTGAGCAAGATCTTAAGAACATGAACGGCATTGACATTGACACTGAGTTGACAAACGCTATGAGCTATGAGCTCCAAGCTGAAATCGACCGTGAAATGATCATGCGCATGATTCAGGTCGCTCTTGAAAGCACCAATGGCTATTCTGTATGGAGCGCTGCTAGTGCTGACGGTCGTTGGATGGCCGAAAGAAACCGTGACTTCTACCAAAAACTCATTGTTGAGGCAAACAGAATTGCTGTACGTAACCGTCGTGGCGCTGCTAACTTTGTTGTAGCTACACCTCGTGTATGTGCGATTCTTGAAATGCTTCCTGAGTTCAATGCTATGCCTGTTAACGGTAACGTTAGCACCAACCCTGCGGTTGGAGTAGCTAGAGTTGGTAATGTCGGCGGCAGATTCAACGTTTACCGTGACACTCGTACTGAAGGTCAGTTCGAACAAGGTGATCGTGCAGCTCGTCTCGAGTACGCCCTCTTGGGCTACAAAGGACCTGAGTTCTACGATACTGGTATCGTATACTGTCCGTACATCCCTGTCATGGTACAACGTACTATCGGTCCAAACGACTTCGCCCCACGCGTTGGCCTACTCACCCGTTATGGTGTAGTAGACAACATCTTTGGCGCGAACCTGTACTACCACGTAGTCATCGTAACCGATCTTGGAACTGCATTTACACCAGGTAATCAATCTGTTTACCTCGGCTAGTAATTGTAATACATACAAGACAAATCACAACCCGGTCTTCGGACCGGGTTCTTTTTTTTCATTCAACATAAAAAAAGCTGGGGCCCGAAGACCCCAGCTACATTATTACTACTCCACCCTTTATTGCCTTGGCGTTTTCCTGAACGGAATTCCCATATCGATAAGGCTATTATCGAGAAGATTTACATCTGATACTCGAGTAGGATTAATATCAATCCCCCCTCTACGAGCATATAAGCACGTGACCGCAAGTTTCTCAGGCCTATATAAGTCCCATAGTCTCTTATAGAATGTCTCACAAATCTCTTCATGAAAATGACATTCATCTCTATAGGATACAACATACTTTGCGAAGTCTTTATAATCTAATACACTTGAACTTTCCATATAGACATATACATCACCCCAATCCGGTTGATTTGTAACTCTACAATTGGATTTAAGTAAACTACTATGAAGCTTTTGAGTAACTACATTACTATGGTCCTGCTTATGTTCTAATAGCAGATCAGGAGTCTCAGTATATTTATCAAACTCAAGACTATCCATCATTTCTTTATCAGTCTCTACAGTATGATAATCATTAAAATAAGGTTCTACTTTAATATCATTGACGTAGTCTGGTGGAAAGATAGTTACACGAACATCAGTTTCAAGCAGCTCTGACAAATCTTCTTCAGCTCTATCAGTAACAATATCAATAGCCTCAGCTTGAGTATTACCAAGACGTGTCATATTAAAAGAGTTAAAATATAACTTAATAGACTTACTCTCGACAATGTATTTATTAGTTCCAGGATATGCAATCTTAGCAATACCCGTAACCGGTTGACCTTTCTTAGTTAAGCAAGAAATCTCATATGCATTCCAAATATCATAACCAACAAAAGGTGGTTCATCATCACTAATATCAAGATGCTTTCTATTACTCTGTCTCGGTTCACGTACGAGAATCGACGGGTCATACTGATCAGGATAATCAACAACCTGACCGAGTACCTTACTTACGTTGGAGTTATCTAGCGTTACACTCATATGTTTGCAAAGTCATTATAATGTCATTAAAACGTTTATCAACTGATCCTTCAAGATTAACTATCTTACCAGTAAAATTAATTCTATCATATTTCAACCGTTCTAGCTGATGCTT